AAAAAAATACTACGGATATAGGAGTGTCAGCAGTTACTGGATATGATTGTAAAACTGCAAGAGCACTTAAAGAAGAAAATATAGAATTTTATTGTGTAGAAATATTAAATGATGATAAGCAAAAGTGATTATGAAAAATTAAAACCTTTTTATGATTATCAACGACAAAAGCAATACCAAAAAGATTGGTTGCGAGGGATATTCAATAAGGTTCAAAAGGTGGCAAGTGATACTGGTGGTGGTTTTATACAATATGATGATGTTGAAATTATAATAGATGATATGTTTTATGTAATGGAAGAAAAGGATTGGCAAACAGTACCAAAAAATTATGTGCCAGATAATCCAGATTGGCGAATTGAAGGAGAAGATTATGAAAAGTGGTGTGAAACAAGAAAAAATATACAATTTAATAACCAATATGTTTGGGCTTGACTTTATGAAAGGAGTGTGATATAATGGAAGAATTATTAAAAAAAGTACAGGAGCAGGTGATTACACAAGAGGATTTTTTAACTATGTTAAAAGTTATAGATGCTTCTGTTCAACGAGGTGCTATTAGAAGTACTGAATTGACTACGGTAGGTAAATTATGGGACAAATTGACTTTACAAGTTAGAAAATATGAAAATTCTAAAAAGCAGGAAGTGAAAGAAGATGGTTGATTTTTTAAAACAGATAATAAAAGAAACTGGTAATGAATACGCTAGTTTAGTGAGTGAAGGTGTTGAAGCAGGAGATGTAGATAAATTTATTGATACAGGTTCTCATATATTTAATGCTTTACTATCTGGTTCAATATATGGCGGTATGCCTTCTAATAAGATTACAGCATTTGCTGGTGAAAGTGGAACAGGTAAAACATTTTTTGTATTGGGAATGTGTAAACATTTTTTAGATAATCATCCAGAGGGTGGTGTTATTTACTTTGAAAGTGAAAGTGCATTAACAAAAAAATTAATTGAAAATAGGGGTGTTGATTCCAAACGGATGGTCATTATGCCTGTAACTACGGTTCAAGAATTTAGAACACAATCATTAGCAGTATTAGAAAAATATATTAATCAAGATGAGGCAGATAGAAAACCTATTTTGTTTGTTTTGGATAGTTTAGGTATGTTATCGACCACTAAAGAAGTAGAAGATACTGCCGAAGGAAAAGAAACAAGAGATATGACTAGGGCACAAGTATTGAAAGCTGCATTTAGAGTATTAACTTTAAAATTGGGTCGTGCTAAAGTGCCTATGGTAATTACAAACCACACTTATGATGTTGTTGGTGCATATATGCCAATGAAAGAAATGGGAGGTGGTTCAGGATTAAAGTATGCTGCTTCTTCAATTATTTACTTATCAAGGAAAAAAGATAAAGAAGGTACGGAAGTTGTTGGTAATATTATTCATTGTAAAACACATAAATCCAGATTATCAAAAGAGAATATGTTGGTTGATGTGAGATTACGATATGATAAAGGTTTAGATAGGTATTATGGTTTACTTGACTTGGCAACCAAACACGGAATATTTAAACAAGTGTCTACAAGAATAGAATTACCAGATGGTACTAAACAGTATGCTAAAACAATTTATAATGAACCAGAAAAATATTTTACAGATGATATATTGAAACAAATAGATGAGGTTGCACAAAAAGAGTTTTCTTATGGTAATGCCGAAATATAATTATGTGGAAAATCCCACAAAAGAACATACAGGTTTCCATATACAAGAAGGACAATATAGGGGTATAATTTATACTTATGGTAAAGTGAAATTTATTGAGGATAAAGAAACAGATAAGTTGAGATTAAAATTTGAATATAATGTTCATGAAAATCCTAATAGTGAAGATATAAACAGTAAAGATTTTATAACTACTATTGGTGATATTTTGGCAGTAGAAACAGAAAAGGATATGGATGGTAACAGCGGAAAGAATAGAACGAACAGCTCTTAAAAATTTAATCCATAATGAGGAATATACTCGTAAGGTATTGCCTTTTCTTAAAGCAGATTATTTTGAGAATAGAAGTGAAAAAATTATTTTCACGGAAATACAAAAATTCATATCTCAATATAATAAAACGCCAACAAAAGAAACTTTACAAATTGACATAGGTAAACGAAAAGATTTAAATGAAAAGGAATATCAGAATATTGTAGATTTGATTTCTACTCTTAATAAAGAAGAAGTTGATTTAGATTGGTTAGTCAATACAACAGAAAAATTTTGTAAAGACCGTGCTATACATAATGCTATTATGGATGGTATCCATATTATTGATGGTAGAGATACAAAACATACACCAGAAGCGATACCAGATATATTATCAGACGCTCTTGCTGTAAGTTTTGATAGGCAAGTAGGACATGATTATTTGGGTGATACGGAAAAAAGATTTGATTATTACCACAAAAAAGAAAATAGAATACCTTTTGATTTGGATTTTTTTAATAAAGTTACAAAAGGTGGACTTCCCCCAAAAACATTAAATGTAGCACTTGCAGGTACAGGTATTGGTAAAACATTATTTATGTGCCATCAAGCAGCTGCTGCTTTATCCCAAAATAAAAATGTATTGTATATTACTATGGAAATGGCAGAGGAAAGAATTGCAGAAAGAATAGATGCTAACCTCCTTAATATTTCTATGGAAGATTTACATATGTTGAATAAAAAAATGTTTACGGATAAAGTGGTACAACTTCAGGCAAAAACAACAGGTACATTAATCATTAAAGAATATCCAACTGCTAATGCAGGTACAAATCATTATCGAGCATTGGTAAATGAGTTGGCATTAAAGAGAACATTCAAACCAGATATCATATTTGTTGATTACATTAATATTTGTGCTTCATCTAGGTTTAAGGCAGGTGCAAATGTGAACAGTTATACTTACATAAAAGCAATTGCAGAAGAATTAAGAGGGTTGGCAGTAGAATTGGATTTACCAATTGTCACAGCAACGCAAACAACAAGAACAGGATTTGTGTCTACAGATGTTGGAATGGAAGATACAGCAGAAAGTTTTGGTTTACCTGCTACAGCAGATTTTATGTTTGCTTTAATATCTGGTGAAGAATTAGAAAAAGCAGGACAAATGTTAGTAAAACAATTAAAGAACAGATATAATGACCTCACAATGAATAGAAAATTTATTATAGGTGTTGATAGGTCTAGGATGAAGTTGTTTGATATAGAACAAGCAGCACAAAATCTGATACAACCAGAACAGGAGGAAAAATATGTCGAACATAAAATTACGAAAGAAGAAACACCAGAACAAAAATACGAAAAGTTTTCAGATTTCACATACGAATAAAGTATCCTATACAATAGAAACAAAAAAAATCAAAAAAGATATATTGTTTCAAGTTTTTCAACAGGCAGGTAAAAAACTAAAAGAATTAGTTAAATCCTTTGATTTTGAGAAGGATGCTGAAGAATTTATAGATTTTCACAATAAAAATCAAGTATGGCGTGTAAATGGAGGCATTCCTAAGTATCTGCTTGACTAAATAGTTCTTTTATAGTATAAACAACACTATACATGGGAGTATTGATGTCGAAGGAATTTAAAACATTTTTAAACGAAACTAAGCAATATCTATCAGAAGCATCAACAGCTGATGCTACTTATACTGAAATGGCAATTTGTGTTGCTTATAATAAGAAATTAAATCATAAAGATCCTATCAAAGCTGCAGGAATAAGTCCAAGTAATTGGAAAAAAGTCAGCAAATCTCTACAAAACACCGGAACGGCTGTCGTAAATGACAGTAAACTATCTAATGTAGGTGGTGTTATGATTCATTCTGGTGCCGGTTCTTCAAAAACAAAATATCCAAAACCCGCTTCAGACACAACTCCTAAAACAGATTTATATGGTAGTAATAAATTTAGATTTTCATTAAAAAAATCTGGTGATTCAGGAAAAGGTGCTCAATTAATGAGTGCTAAGTCAGGTGAAGCAAACGGTGTGATTGTAGGAGCAATCAAACATTATGAAAAGAATGAAAAACAAAATATCGCAAATGATAAGGAATTTAAGGAAATATTTAAAATTTTAAATGATAAAATGCTGAAGGCTTCAAGAAATGATTTAAATGTTGAAGTGTCTAAAGGAAAAGGTGATTTTAAAAAATGGTATGTATCTAAAGCAAGTGGAAGAGCAGACGAAATTAAAAAAATTCTTAATGATAAAAGTATAAAAGATAGTGATATTGAAAAGCATATGAAAGATGAACTAGGATTATTAGGTGCTACTTCAATGGTAAAAGGTGATAATATTATTGATCCTAAAGCTCAGATATCAAGAAATGAATTGGATGCTTATTTTGCTGATTATATGGAGGGGGGTGTGAAAGTTGGAGATGTAACTGTTAGTAAAAAATATTTAAAAAGTGTGGATAAAAAAGATTTGGCAGGACCTGCATTAAAAGCACAAGTTGCTGATTTAATAAAAACATCTATGGATACACTTGATTGGCAAAATACGATTTCAAATTGGTTTTCAAATAACAAATCTTTAAAAAAATGGGTAGTGTATGAAGCAGCTTCTGGAATGTATAAATTTACAGGCAAGGCTATTGGTGGTAGTGATTATGCAGGACCAATTACAGCGGTTGCAAATAAAATGTTAGTTTTTCATAATAAAGGAGTAAAAAAATTAGAGGGTGTACATAAATGGTCAATGGCTAATGCTAACTTGTGTGATAAAGTTAGTGTAAGTTTTAAAGGTAGTGGAAGAAGTAAATATCCAAAACTTGGATTAGCAGCCAGTTATGATTTAGAGAAAGATTTTGATACAATTTTAAATGAAGAATATGATATGCTTAAACAAAGAATGCTTCAAGAAGGATTTTTTAGTAACATAAAAGATAAAATTGTTAATACAGTTAAAGGTTTTTATGAAAATGTAATAAAAAGAGTTATGGACAAACTTATAGAATATGCACAAAAAGGTATATCAGCTATACTTTATGTTTTAGGTTTACAAATATCAGGTTATACGGTTATAAAAACTCCAAAGTGGTAATATGAACAAATATAAAGATTATGCACCAGATATGCTTGTTGAAGACAAGAATACACACCTTGAGCATTTGGAAGATGATATCATCAACAATGGTTATGAGGGAGGTCTTAACGCTGTGAATTTTTTATCTGCTACTGCTGATATGTTGTCTGGAAGTTCGAGTAAAAAAGTGAGTGTAACTGTAAAGTGGGATGGAGCACCTGCTATTATCTGTGGACCAAATCCTGACAACGGTAAGTTTTTTGTAGGTACTAAATCAGTATTTAATAAAACACCAAAGATTAACCATAACATTAATGATATTAGAAATAATCATACAGGTGAGTTGCAGAACATATTAAGGGAATGCTTATCATATCTTTCAGGTTTAAATATGAAAGAAGTACTGCAAGGTGATTTAATGTTTCTTGATAAAACTAAAAAGAAGACAACATATAAAACATCATCAGGTAAATCTGAACAAATGATATCATTTAAACCTAATACGATAGTTTATATGGTGCCAGAGAATACACCTCTTGGTCGTAAGATTGTTAAAAGTAAATTAGGTATAGTGTTTCATACAACATACAAGGGTGCTAAGTTTGATAAACTTAAAGCAAAATTTGGTGCAAATGTATCAAAGTTAAGACGCTCACCTAGTGTATGGTTTGATGATGCTAGATACAAAGATGTTTCTGGTAATTCAACAATGACGATAGGTGAAACACAACAGTTTCAAAAGACATTGAATATGGCTCAAGGTTCATTAAAAAAATCAAAAGAGTTGTTGAACAAAATTAAAACAGAAAAGAATACATTGTCCGTAGGTGTTCAATTAAAAACATATCTTAATTCTTTTATAAGAGCGGCTACAGATTTACCAAGTACAAAGGACACGGCAGCACAATTTAGAGAATATTATAAAGAGAGAACACAAAAGGAGGTTGACGCTGTAAAGAAAGACGAAACAAAAGAGAAATATCAAGTTATACAAGATGATGGTCTTAAATTCATTGATAAAAATGCAGGAGCTATATACTTTGCTTGTGCAACATATAAGACTTTACAAACAGCAAAAAAAGTGTTAATAGACAAGTTAAACAAAGCTAAATCAATTGGTACATTTAAAACAACATCAACGGGTTTAGTTGCCACAAATCCAGAAGGATATGTTGCAGTAGATAAAAAAGGAAAGGCAGTCAAATTGGTTGACAGGCTGGAATTTAGTGTACAGAATTTCACCGCAGCTAAAAATTGGAAAGGATAATGAATAAGACATTTAAAAAATTTCAGGAAGATATTGTTATTCCTATTAAAATTGGTGACACGGTAAAAGGTGGTAAGTTTAAGAATAAACCTATCAAAGTGAAAAAGATTAGTACGAATGATAAAGGTGATATTACTATAAATGATAGACCATTATTAAAAGTTAGATTGATAAAAGATACCAAGAAAGAAGGAAGAAATTATAAAAAAGAATATGAAAAATTCCAATCTTCACCTGAACGCAGAGCATACCGTGCTCAATTGGTAAAGTTTAATAGAGATAAAGGTACATATGGTAACAAGGATGGTTTAGACGCTTCTCATAAAGATGGTAAGATTGTTGGTTTTGAGGATGCAAAAAAGAATAGAGGTCGTATAGAAAAGAGTAGAGTAAAAGGTTATAAAGAAAAAGTTTTAAAAAAAATTAAAGAAGCTCCATTAGTTGTTGTTGGTGATAGAAAGTATAGAGAAAGAGTTTTGAGCTATACGAGTGATTTTATTGATAAAACAAAGATTGTGGATATTGATAAAAAAATAGTTAAAGGTATTTTGAAGAAAAAAATAACACATAAGGGTAGGTCCCATAAATTTGAAAAGAAATTAAAATGATACCCTTTTTAATAAAAGAAGGATTATATGATCCAGGTATTTTCAAAGCATTTTTTCTCGCAGGAGGTCCTGGTGTTGGTAAGACTTATGTAACACGAAAAGTTACTGGTGGTTTAGGATTAAAAAATGTTAATTCAGACGCTGCTTTTGAAAGAGGTTTAAAGAAAGCAGGTTTGTCATTAAAAATGCCTGCAAGTGAAAAAGAACCAAGAGATAAAGTTAGAGCAAGAGCAAAAGAGGTAACAAAAAAAGGTTTAGAAGGTTATATTGGAGGTCGTTTAGGTTTAGTTATTGATAGTACAGGTAGAGATTATAATAACATTGCACGACCAATGGCGTTATTAAAACAAATGGGGTATGATTGTTATATGATATATGTTAATACTAGTTTGGAAGTTGCATTAACAAGAAATGCTACTAGAGATAGAACAGTTGATCCTGACTTGGTGAAAAAAAGTTGGAAAACAATACAAGGTAACATAGGAAAATTCCAAAGAATATTTGGACAAAAGAATATGATTATAGTTGATAATGATAATGTAAAAGAAGATGTATTAATGAATGTTTATAAGCAGGTTCTGAAATTAGTTAAAAAACCTATGGATAATCATATTGCGAAAAAATGGATGAAAAGAGAATTAGAGAAGAAAAGGAAAAGATAATGGATCAAGATGTACA